TTACAGCATTGAAAACACCAACGCAATAGTTGACAAGCACTTTGTAGAGTATTATTGTGAGGGCGACAATCTATTCATTAATACTTATCAGAACGGAGCGTCAGAGAATGGTGTTTTACCCAACGATTTTACACGTAGCTTTATAATTACAGTTACGTTGTACATTTAATTTTTACTATACATTATAAGTATGGCACAACAAGCAATAGAAATTCCGATTAAGTTAGGCGGGTTACAGCAACTGAAAAAGGAAATACGAGAAATAAAAGGGGAATTAGCAAACGCTACCGACCCCGAACAAATGCAACAACTTGCACAAAGAGCGGGGGAATTAAACGATAGACTAAAAGATGCTAATGAACAAGTAGCAGTATTCTCAAGCGGTTCGAAGTTTGAAAGTACAAGCAATGCTTTAGGTTTGATGGGTAGCCAAATACGAGATTTGGATTTCGAGGGTGCTTCTAATTCGGCTAAACTATTTGCGGGGTCTTTAAAGTCAATTAGTCCGGCAGAAATAGGCACACAATTAAAAGGCCTAATTTCAATCGTTGGAACTATGGCTAAAGCGTTTGTTTCTTTTGGTGCTACATTACTTACAAATCCTATCTTTTTAATAGGTGCTATTATTGCGGGAGTAGTTGCGATAGTTGTGGCCTTAATGTCTAAACTTGGAATACTTAAACCGGTACTAAAAGCTATTGGAAGTTTCTTTGGTGCTATCGGAGACGCTATCGATGTGGTAGTTCAATCAATAAAAGATTTCTTGGATTGGTTAGGCCTTACAAACTTTGCTGAAGAGGAAGCGGCCGAAGCATCGGTACAAGCTCAAGAGAAAAGAGCGCAAGCATACGAAGAGGCAAAAAATAAAAGAGTTACTGCTATCGACCAAGAAATTAGAATGGCTCAATTAGAAGGTAAAAGCACTTTCTATTTGGAACTTGAAAAGCAACGCTTAATTAAAAAGACTGCTTACGAATACGCCAAATCTTTATCGATGCGCATTAAGTTAATGGTAGCTTCCGGAGATTACGATAAAAAAGAGGTTGAGGATTTACAAGCTAAATTAAAAGAGCAACGTGCTTTAATTACTACTTCAGGGAATGAGATTTCTTACATTAAGAAAAAACATACAGTAGAGCAACAACAAAAAGAGGACGAAGCGCACAAGAAAAGTGTTGATGCAGGAAAAGAGGCTAATAAAAAACGAATTGAAGCGCAAAAAGAATACGCAAAGAATCGTGAGGAAGTTGCTCGAATGATTGAAGATGCGAACATTGCTATAATGGCAGATGGTGAAGCGAAAGAAATAGCAACTATAAACTTAAAGTACAAACGTGCAATTGAGGAAACTCAAAAGAATGAGAAATATTTAGCAAGTGAAAAAGCTATAATCGTTAAGCAATTAGCCGACCAACAAGCGCAAGAACTTGGAAACATTGAAAAAGCTAAGCAAGAAAAGTTAGACGCTTTAACAAAAGAACAACAAGAAAAAGAGATAGAAGCATACAACGAATTTTTAGAGCGTTACAACACACAACAACAAACTATTTCTAATTCTCGATTGAGTGCTGAAGAGCAAGAAGTAAATGCAGTACGTGCTAAATATGCTAAGTTAATCGAAGAGGCTAAGTTATACAAAAAAGATACAACAGCAATCGAAGAGCAAATCGGAAAAGAGACAGCCGAAATACAAAAGAAATACGCTCTTAAAAAGATAGCAGATGCACAGGCAGAACGTGACGCAAAGATTCAATTTGCAAGTGATATAAACGCAGGACTTTCTCAACTTGGAAACATATTCATAAACGACCAAAAGAAACTCGAAAAATTCCAAAAGGCTACTGCTTTAGTTCAAATTGCAATCGATACTGCAAAGGCTATTAGTTCACTCGTTGCAATGTCTCAAGCTAATCCATTAAATGCGGTTACAGCAGGTGGCGCAGGGATAGCACAATACGCTTCGGGTATCGTTCAAATCTTAACGAACGTAGCAAAGGCTAAAGCATTGTTAAGCAATCCGAGTGCTTCGGCTTCGGGTGGCGGTGGCGGTACTTCAGCAAGTGCCTCAAGTGCTTCGGTAGCTACACCGTCAATCAATATGTTTGGACAAGGAAACAACGCTAATAATTTAACGTCTCAATCAATGCAATCAAATCAAACGGTAACAGTTCAGGCGGTTGTAAGTGAGACTGAAATTACAGCGACACAAAATAAAATGAAAATAATTGATTTAGGTTCTACACTATGACAAGCTACATAAAACTATTAAATGCGATTGACGGGTTTTGTCAACAACATTTACAGATTAAGAAAAACGCGGGGGAGTTCAGAGAGCAAATGCCAAACTTCAGCACCTTAAATGAAAAGTATCCGCTTGTTTTTTACGTTCCTATTAGTCAAACGATGGGCGAAAATACAAATATCTTTGCTATGGATATTTACTGTGTGGATATTATACAAAAAGACCGTGCTAATATAAACACTATTTTAAGTGATACAAACTTAATTTTAAATGACTTATATTTGTACTTCAGTCAGGGGTCAGATTTAAGCATAGACGCTCAAGCACCTACATTAATCCCAGTCAATAACTTTGATTTAGATTATGTAGCGGGGTGGCAAATGAGTATCACGTTTGAAGTTGACCAATACTGTGTAAATGATATACCATTTGAGATAGGAGATTAAACATGGCAGGATTTAAAGTTAAATACGCTACACGTAATAAGTTAGCAAGGTCGTTACAACAAGAAATTAGGTCGCTTGGATTGGTTGACACAGGCGCGTTATATGAATCGGTTAGAATATCCGCAATGAGTGGAACGAAACTAAACACGATTACGATGACTATAAACGCTTTGTTTTACTATTTGTTTTTAGATGAGGGAACAAAAAGAGGCATACCGCCTTATTCAATAACTGATAATTGGCTAAGACGTAGCGATGTACAGGCTATACTTGCTGAGATAACTCAAGAATACATAGCATGGCAGTTTGAAAAATACCCGCTTTTGGAAATGGCTAAGCTATTAAACGACCCGAAAGTAAGCATTGAATTTAATTGGATAGATAGTCCTTACCCTGATTTAAGAACTACACCAACAACACCGTTTTAAATTCCGTAAGTTTGCTTCATTGAAAGCATATTAAACACTAAGATAATAGGTAGGTCAGTAAGTTGGTCTACCTTTGTCAAATCCCCACCGCTCAAATCAAATATTAAACGCTCCCAACTAAACTTAGATAGCTTCTTTTCCTCTTCTTCGGCTTTTATATCTTCTTGGTCAAGTTCGTTATCTTCTAATTCGTCACTTTCAACAACAGGATTAAACAGATTTTCGTACACTTTTAAGAGGTTATCTCTAAACTCAACAAAGAAAACCACACCACCAAAGCAATCGTTTATTAGAACGTCTTTAAATTCGTGTTTGCGTTGTTCTAAGTCAAACTGTAAAGGCTCAAAAACACGGTTGCCCCATTCGTCTTGCTTAAAAACTCGGAATAAAATGCTTAAAATCTTGTCAAAGTTTTGCGCTTCGTTTTCAAATAGATGGTTTAAGTCGATAAATTCCCCGAGCGTGTACCATTCTTTAAAGTGAAACCCATTTATTTCTTGTTTGAAGTTCTTTGCAGGTGCTGATTTTACCCAAGCGTACTCCTTTGTTAACTTACTAAACTCGGATAGGTCTAAATTTTGCAACTCTTCGATGTCGGTATCGGTTAAGATTGACAGCCTTTCAAGTTCCAAATCAAATGGAGAATCAAAAGGGATTGTTTCCAACCCCCTTAACTCCATGAATGTTTCGACTGTTACGTTATGCCACGCTTTCATCTTCAGCTTTTTCTATTTCATTCGTCATTTTTTTAGCAACGTGCCAAATGATAGGTAAAGCAAACGATGCCTTTTGGTCAGCAAACAAAGTAGTTTTGTGTTTGATGTGTGCAGGTTCGTAGTGTTCTTTTTCTGTTAAGTCGGTACGCTTATACAACACCGCAACCATTTCAGCAATATAAGAGTTTGGATTCTTAGCGATTAATTTTTCAATTGCTTTTAAGTCTTTTACAGAAACCTTAAACTCTTCTTTGTATGCTTCGTAAGTGTATCCGTCAATTTCAATAGTGCGTTGAATTTCTAAGTCTTTGCTTTCGCTATCGTTAAAAAGACGAACAACCTCTTTGAACTCGTCAAACTCCAAGTCGTTAATGTCGCTTTCGTCCGCACCTAAGTACGTAAAGATTTGATACCATTTTTCAATAGGTTCGTTTTCACTTCTTAAAATTTCATTGACTTTTGTAAATTGCTTAACGCTCAACTCAGTTGACTTGTTAGGGATTTCATTTTTTCCAATTGTTACCATATACTAATTTTTTAACAAATATACAATTTTTGAACAAATAATTTTATATCTACATAATAAGTATGGATAAATTGCCTACTTACAAAATTACTATTGACCCTGAATACAGCGAGGGCGAGGACTTAGGAATCGAAATGATTGCTTTTACGTCACGTCCTGCGGTTAAAGTTAAAGGAGTAGCGTTCAATTCACACGAACAAATGTACTTCGCTGACGAGGTTAAAATGCGTATCGTTGCACCTGCTATGATTCCTATGGAAATTTATAGAAATGACGAGGGCGAAGAGTACTATGTTTCATTCACAGCCGAAGAGATTGAAAAGATACACGCTAAGTTCATGGAGAATTTATCTAACAAAGATATTTTTAACATTGAGCATAATGCGGAAAATAAAGTTCCTGCTTATGTATTAGAAGCGTGGATAGTTCAAGACCCTAAAAACGACAAAGCGAAAGCGTACGGTATTGACGTACCAAAAGGAACGTTAATGCTAACCGCTCAAGTAACTGACGAAGATTACTACAACGAACTTGTAAAGAGTAACCAAGTAGGATTTTCTATTGAGGGTTTCTTAGGTATGAAATTGAACGACCAAAAGACGGAATTAAATAATCAATATAGTATGAAGTTACCTGATGGAGAGCACCTAATCGAGGGCAAAATCTACGTTGTTAAAGACGGAGCGATTGTTGAGGTTATGGACGCACCGACCGAAGAGGTCGTAATGGAAACTGAAGTAGTTGAGGAAGAAGTAAGCGAAGAAGTTGAAATGGCAACAGAGGAAGAAGTAGTAGAAGAAGAGGTAGCGACTGAAGAAGTTGCAATGGCTATCGACCCTACGGCTGACGCTGAAGCAATTTTAGCTATCGTTACTCCTTTGATTGACGAAAAGGTTAACGAATTATTGCAAGTAATTGCAGAATTAAAAAATTCTTTAGAGGTGGAAGTTGAGCCTATCGAAGAGGAATTAAAAGAAACTAAATTAACAGCTCACGGTAAATTTTCAGCGTACAGAAACGCTTTTTTAAACAAATAAAAAATGGAAAGAAATCTTAAATTTGACTTGGACATCGAAACAAACGCTTTGTTGTGTCCTAACCCGAATGAGTTTTACGGTCGTTCTTACATTAGCGAAGACATCGTAGACAACTACCGCACATTGCCGGGCATTAAATCTGCTACTAAATTAGCTTCGGTTACTTTTGGTAACATTTTACAACCGTCTACTTGTAACTTTACAGCACCAACTGACTCATTAGATGCAGTAGATGTTGATGTTTGTGCTTTATCTGCAATGGCTCAATTATGCCAATTCGATTTAGAGCAATCATTTTTAGCTTTACAAATGGCACAAGGTTCTAACGGAGACTTTACAGTTGCTTCGTTCATGAACTTCTATTGGGCTGAAATGGCTAAACAAATCCAAGAGTCTATCGAGTACATTCGTTGGCAAGGTAACACATCAAGCGAAAACGAAACTTTAGCTTTGTGTGACGGTTACATCAAAAAGATGTTGGCTGACGGTTCTATCATCGATGTTGCAAATACAACTATTACATCAACAAATGTAATCGCTGAAATCGTTAAAGTAATCAATGCATTACCGGCTACTGTTTCTCGTAAAAAAGCAGACTTACGTTTATACGTTGCTTCTAACGTTGCTAACGCTTTAGAATTAGCTACTGCTTCAGGTAACACTCAAACATACATTACTACTCCATTAGCATTGACTTTCTTGGGTATTAAAGTTGTTGTTGCTGAAGGTATGCCTAACGACCACATGGTTGCTACTTTGAAATCTAACTTAATCTACGCTTTTGATGGCGAAGGAGACGGAAAAGCGTTGAAAGCAGTTAACTTGAATGATACAGTTGCAGAGCCTTACTTACGTACTCGTGCTAACTTGAAAGTTGGTTTTACTTATGTTAACCCAACAGAAATCGTTCTTTATTCATAAGAATATATATTAACTTAAAAAACGGGAGGGCGGTTAATTCTTCCCTCCTTTTTTTATAAAATTTTAAATCATGAGTTGTACAACACTTACAGCAATTACAAAAGGTTGCGATAATAACATTGGAGGGATTACTGCTATCTACATTAACGACATGGAGAACGTAAGCACTCCAACAGTTGATTTAACGAATTATATGATAGATGCTCAAACAGCTACACCTTCATACGAGACTTTTGAGTTCCGTAGAAAC